GCGGTAATACTTGCCACGCAGTCGGCATCGCATCATGCACCCCTAACTTGTCCCTGTTTGGTGATCCGTCGATTGGCAACGCTGAAAGACCCATCGCTTGCAATGTCAACCCAGCAAAATCCGTGGTTCCAACGATTTACGCGAGCATATTCAGGGGTCAGATCGCAAAGGCAACCAGTTGACCAAACGAACGTCTCTTTGTGAAACATATCGGTGTCGGCATGTCCCGATGTCTGGTGACTGTGCCCAACTAGAACCGTATGATGCGTCCTCAGGAATGCACCTCTAGCCGGATTGACCGGAGAAAAGATCGACTTACCTAGCTCATGCCCATGCAAGACGGGAAGTTGGCCGAGCATGATTGGCCGTTGATCGCCAATGACCTCGATGCCTAGCCGCTTGGCCTGTAGTAATTCGTCGATCTGTACCGCTGGAAGATCGTAAATCTCAGGGGCCCTATTCCAGATAAAAACCTGCCATCGCTCTTCATGGTTCCCAAGCTTGTAGACGATGCGAACTTTTGGGAACTCCGACCTAAGCCATTCCAAACCCTGGACAACCGACTTGAGTTCTTCGGAAAACCGTCGATGCTTTGGATCTCGTTGATGCCTGCTGACCTGATAGAAATCCGCAAAGTCTCCATTGATAAGTAGCGTATCGATCTTTTCCCGCTTCAAAGCCTCTACGCTTGCACCGAACGCGATTTCGGAATGGTAGGGGATATGCACGTCAGAAATGATGCCGACTCGTCTAGCGTCGATCTGGACGGGTTCCCAAGCCTCCGCTAGCGAAGGCGGCATCTTGGGTGTCTGACCTGCTTTGCCCTTTGGCCTGCGTTGTGTCGCGTACTTGCGATGCTCAGAGCCCTTTACGCCTCGAATGGCCCGAATCATGGTTCTTGCTGTCTCAATCGTAGCGAACGATTCTGGACGCTCTTTCTTGGCTCGTTTGGCTAGCCCGATGTTTGACGCATCGGGAAACTTTTCGCAAAGTTCCTCAAGGTAAATTCGAGCCGCTGTCCGAGGTTTTCCCATCGTTTGATCTCCATATTTTTCGAGCTTCTTCGATCGTTAATTCAGGCTTGCCAAGCTTGGCGTTGACCCAGTTGTGAAGAGCAACCCCCCAAAGCCAAAGCGATTCTTTGCTGCTAAAGTCTGGGGGGTTTTCTGCTTTGTAGATTGCGTAATCTTTGCGACACTTGCAGCCGTAACCGGGAATGACTGCTTCCCATTTTAGAAGGCTCTCTGCGTCTTTAACCGTCCCATCGTGCAATGGAATCCAGGGATTAGCCTTGGCTCTTGTCACGATCTCCCGCATGCCCTCTCGCTTCTGAGAAATCGCCGTTGCGTACTCAGTGGGCTTGCCGTTGCCTATTACAATCGTTTTTATGCGAATGTTATTGTCCACGTTGGAGCATTCACGCAAAGGGATTGAGTTGTATTGGAACAAGTCGCCGAATAGGAATAGGCTGTTATGTCGTCGAAGTAATCCAAGAAGATGCCGAAGTTGTTTCGCGCATAATCGCCGCCGCAAGGATCGTCGCCCCATTCGCACTCAACAGGAGGCGGAGAAACACCAGCGATACATGGAACCTCTGCTGAACTGAAAAATCCATCGCCTACAGATTGATTGGTTGTAAAGAATCCATAGGGCGTGAAATTCAACCAAGTAACGGAAAAATCGTCGCAGGTATGCTCATCGTCGCAGTTCGGGTAGTCTCCACCTGGGATTGCGATCTTACCCCTGGTTATCGGCGTGCAAGTACGATCATCTCCATCGGTTTCAAAGCAGGCTTCAACGCCCTCGAACGGAGGTAGGCAGGTGAAAGCGTATTGTACAAATGGCCCATCGCAAATGTTTCTAGGCGTTATCTGTTCAGTAGTCAACGTACCAACCGGACAAGAGAACTTGCACTCACTACCAGTGATTTGAATGCAGACCTGAGTTAAAAACTCATCCTCGTTGCAAATTGGCGTTGAGCAGTTTTCAGGCAAGATATCTGCGTTGGTAAACTGTACCGCTCCAGTTGGCCAAGCGTCATAAATCTTGACTCTTGAGAAACTGAAACCAAACAATCCGGTGTCAAGCGGAGTAGTGCAATCGAAACTAACTGAAGGCTCCGTAAACGCCTCGCTGCATGGCGGAAATGGATCGCCTTGCTCGACGCAAGATTGATTCTCGGCTGTAGTCATCGAGTAGCTTGTGTCTGAATCCTCTTCAGTCATCACCAAGTAGTTATATTCGTAGTTGTACGTCGCGTACAAAACTAGCTTACATTCAGGCACGCCATCGCAAGAGTAATTCTGCTTGCTTGCCTTTACGACGATATCTTTCGGCTTGTAGCTGACTCGCATCCTTTGTTGCCAAGTGCCTTTGCATTTTGCCTCTCTGCTTGCAAGTAAGTATGGTGCATCGGTAGAGCAACAATACTCGATCGGCAAAGGCCACTCCTGGCAATCATCCGCAAAAAGCGGTGGAAGCGGAGCCTTGACTGCGTAGATATCCGCTTCGCAAATCACCGTGTAATCGCTCTTGGAGTGAACCGGAAGACAAACCGTTGTGACTGCTTGTGGAGTGTTAAACGTAAACGTCTTAACCCAGCAGCATTCGGTTTCTACCCAGGGGCCGCCGGTCATTCCGCTGATAGAAATGTTTGGCAATTCATTTTGCTCTAGGCATTCGCAACCCTGACAACAGCAGCGACCGTGTCCACCCATTAGCAAAGCTCCAATGCAACCCACTTGGCATCGACCGGGTAAATAAGGCAAAGAGCATTGCTGCTGATTGCAACCCCGGTGGGATTCCAAGCGGTGTAGGTGATTGTCCCTGCTGTCCAGTTGCCACTTGCGGGCTGCTTGGCTGTTACCTCGCCAGATGAGTTGGCCGATATTCCGGACCCGCCTGCGATCGCTAGGAGGGGTGTTTCGCAAGCGATAAGCCGAACGCAATTCTCTACAACGTCGTCATCGCCGATGTAGGTGTAGAGGCATCCCTTGGCACTCTCAAAGGACGATGCTACAGGCCCGAATCTAGTTCCCGTCGTGTAAGTTCCGCTGTCTTTGATCGCTTTATAGATCGGTCCCCATTGAGCCGTACCAAGGCCATTGGCTTCCACTTCAGCCGGCCCGTTGAATAAGAACGGACCCATTACCGAATCGGTGTAATCAAACGGCCTATCAACCTTGATAATATCTTGACCGTCGATCGCTTGCATACCGATCATTTGGACGCAACCATACGCCGGAATAGTGTGGGCTGAAGCGTTGTAGAAATAGATCGGATCTGGGACCGTTTGCCGGATCTCAACCGGCTTGGTTGCCCGCTCCCGCTCCCAGGCAAACGAATTGTCCCTAATCCGTTTGGCAAGTGCTGGACTGTAGAATCCGACGTTCTTTTCTGCCACCGATTAGCCCCTGGTATCGCAAAGCAACGCGACCTCGTAAACCGCCGGTGTTACGGCCGTAGCTGTTGCCGTATCGACGCAAGCGATCGTCAATCGAACCTCGATCAAGTCGCCTGGATCGATCGAGCCGCTTGCCAGCGTGAAGTTATAGTTTGCTACTGTTAGGCTGTTCATTGACTGAGCCGCCGTGGTTACTAGATCGCTGGTCAGAGTGCCATCGTTGGCGATGTAAGCCTCTGCATCGATCGTGCAAGTGCCATCGCTCAAGGTTGTCTCCATCTTGGCCCTGAACCTAAGTTGGATTGTCTGTCCGTCGTCGTAGTTAGGCGGGACCGGAACCGAAAAGTATATTCGTCGCGTAACGCTTGCCGCTTTGCAATCGCCCGCTGTGATCTTATTGACCGCCGATCCCCAAGTGCCTTGGACTAGCCCCAAATCGTCGTTTGCCGCTGCTGTGACTGGATTGGTACTTATCGCATCCCATACGCGAAAAGCATCGATTGGGACATGGTACTCTGCTAGTACCCGCTGCTCCATCTTGCTCGTTTCGATATTCGCGTTGGCGGAAATGTCAGGGTTGGAAATCTGACCGTCTGGAAGGATGATCGAAACGCCGGTTAAAGTTGCCATGTTTTCACCTTATGGAAGTAGGCCTAATGCGTTGTAACTTAGGGGTTCGTAAAGTTTGATTTCTAGCCAGTTTGCCGGCTGAGGATCTGGAGGATCGACGTCAGCAAGTTGGAAGCCTTGAGCATCCAGCAGGACCGGCTTGGCTGTTGGTTCGCCTGCCCTGGTTGCTCGAACTATTGCCGATGGTTGAACTCCATCGACCGGAGGGCCTGGAAGGTTGACCCGCTTGTAGTAACCCTCAAGTCTGACGCGCGAGTACCAAGCCCGTTCAGGGACAGTACGGTAGGGATATCGGAACTGAATCACCGCTGTGACTTGCCAGTATCCCCCGCCCTGCACCTCAGACGATCGCACCGAAGTAGCTTGAAACTTCTGCATCTTCGCCGTCCCTGGCGGCCACCCTAGAAACGGATCGCTGTTGACCGATTGACGATAACGAGCCTGCACAAACGGGTTGAACAGCAGCATGTTTTTTCTGATCGTCACGGTCTGATCTGCGAACAATCGACGAACGCCGTTTATAGGCTCTCCGTTGGGCGTTACGATCGGTTTTCCGTCGTAGTCCTCATCTATTTCAAGCTCTACTTCAACGTCGTCCCAATCGAGCGTAGCCGCTGTCAGCAGGGGGCTTTGCGGTTGATTGTTTTGGCCGTTGAAATTAACTTCGCCATTGTACGCTACATAGACGATCCAATAGACCGGGCTGATGCGCTCCGGCCTTGCTTGTTCGGCATAAACAAACGGGAAATCAGTAGAATAGCTTGATCCTGCCGCCGGTATTCCAGGGGCCTGCAAAACATCTAGCACCGTTGCATTAGGAGTCGTGAATACTTGGTACGCCGAATTAATCGCTCCGGTAAACTTGCGGAAATTGTCCGTCGCGCCGAAGTCCCCGCCGAGTTTCGACCACATTAAATCGACTGAGATAATTTCGCTCATCGGACCTCCTCGAAGTTGACGTTAGTCGATGGGGAAACATCTAGGCCCTCGATTGCTGTCCTGGTTAAGCTTTGTTCCTGAACCATCTTTGCTGTATTTTCCACGATCTTATCGATCGGGCTAGTCCCTGGCCCCCTGGTTAAGACGCGAGATTCAAACGCCTGCAATTCCCTGAGCGTATCAAGCAATCCCTTGCCCTTGGACCCTGGCCGCTCTTGCAAGTCGATCTCCGCTTTGAAATCAAAACCCTTCTTGAGTTGGTCCAATCGCTCTTTGAGTTTTTCAGAATACCCCTCGACCAAATCGCCAGCCGCAGCATCGATCGCCGCCTGCAATGCCTTTTCAGTTTCGGTCACTGTTCTTTCCGCAATCGGTGGAAGCCTGCCCAAAGCTTCCTCAAAACTGATATTACCTTGGAATAGATCAAGCGTCAGGTTGCCGAGGTTTTCCGCGATGTAGGTTGCTTGCTCTAGCATTCCGCGAAACATATGCGGTATGTCTTGCGACAATCGAACAATCTGCAATGTAGCTGAGTCGATAGCTAGTTTGAGGATGCTGCTAAAGTTCTGGATAGCAGTTTCCGCGATCGTGAACCCAGTCACGAAAGCTGTAGCTATCGACATTGCGAAACCTTCGACTGTTTGCTTGACCTGTTTAACCGTTTCATCAAATGATTCGAGTGAAGGTCCCATCTGATTGGTCAAGAAGTCAAAAAACAACGTGAACCCGTTGTAAATCACGTCCCTGATTGGTGCTAACAACTCGCCTACCGTTTCGTATAGCCGCTTAGTAGAAACGTGCAAAGCATCGCTAGCTTCGATCGCATCCCTAGCCGCTTTGGCTTTATTGGTCAGTCCAGCCTCGGCGAGCTTCTCGACCGCTGCTAGCCTCTCCGAGTTGGTAGCCATCGATTCGATGTTTGGAATCAGTCCAACGAACGCATCGAAGTTGCCTTTGGTTGCCTCTTCAACCAGTCGCATCCCGCCTGCTAGGTCACGATCGAAGACTCTTGCTAGACCGATCGCCGCTTCGCTCATCTCATGTAGCTGCGTAGGATCTGCACCTCGACGAAGTGCACCGGTCATAGATTCGAGAATCTTGGTCGATTCAACGTTGGTGATTCGCTCAAGCTCTGTTGCTGTCTTGCGTAGTTCGCCTGAAGCGTTAGCCGCCTGGCCTGGAATCAGTTCGAGCGTTTCGCCTAGTCTGATAGCTGCTTTGTTTTGAGCATCGAAAGCAGATATGCTATCGCTGGTAAACGTCGCCAAGGCCCTTCCAGCCTCAACCAACGCAACTACCGCTGCTGTAGCCCCTGCTAGCTGAGCCAAGCCACGGAAGGAAAACTCGATCGACTGAGCCGTATTGGTGACTTCCGCTTGGAAGTTGCGCAGGACCTGCGATGCTTCGTTCTTGGCTCCTAAGGTGACTTCAATATCAGCCATTACTTACGCCTCCGCTCTTCCTCAATCCGCTGTACGTCGGACTGCAAGGCATCCCAAGAAGCGACAAGCCAAGCCTGCTGATCGTTAAGGCCACCGGACTCAGGGAGTATTCCTTTGTCCAGATAGCTGAGTGCGTTGGACGCAACAGATACGCGATGGCCGACGAAAGATTTCGGGCACTGCTTGACCTCGAAGAATCCTGTACCATCGCACGCCTCGCATGGTTGTTTATCGTCGATCCCCGCCCCGTCGCAATCGACGCATGGCACTTGTACCGGCTGTTGCTCTGTTGGTTCAAATTCGCACCTGGACCGTGAGCAACTTTTGCAAAGTTCGCCGCATCTGATATACGCGGCAACCCTTATTTTTTTCTTTCAGTCTCCGAGGGGCTATTGCCTTGCAAGCATCGATTCACCACCTTGATAGCCTGAGTCAAGTCTAACTCAAGATCCCAATCGGCAATATCTGCTGACAAACTCCACCCATCGACGCAAAGACCGAAGGCTTCGCGTAACGCTGCTATCTGCTCTTTAGGGCTCGATCCATCGCGGAACGTACCAACTAAAGAGATGACCTTTTCCTGGTCCCGAAACCGAAGTTGCTTCAGGCGAAACTCGATTTCAATACCGTCGATTCTTGCTTGGAATGTGCTATGCTGCATGGTTGAAAGCGATGCTCAATTCTTGGTCTGCTGTGTCCACGTTCTTGTTAGCTTGCCATTCTAGCTGATCGATCATGATCCCGTTTCGCTCGCCCATCGGTTTAGCGACGATCTGAGCCTTGGGTGCACTGATTACCAGCGTCGAGGTAGACGGTCCATCGATTGTAAACGATAGAGTCGCTTCGGTGGAATCCCTGAACTGAGCGTATCGGTCCTGAGTAGCGATCAACTTGGATTCTGGATTCCCAGTGATTCGGATGTTCCTATCGGTAATCACGAAGTTATCAACTCCAGCCGCCGAGGTAGAACACTCCCTTGGGGTAATCACGTTGCCAAGGTCGATCGTTGCCGACTCTAGGCATAGATTCGACCCGCCCCAACTCGTAGCCCCACCTGCAACCCTAAGCGGTAGCGTGTTAACGTAGTTAATGCTCGATGGAATCGCAACGTCTGCCTCGTCACTGTAGACGCCTTGGAAGTCAAATTCAATCCGTCCCATTCGCCCAGTCGGTAGCAAGATCCTTGCCGTTCCCATCGCCCCGTAGATTTGCCGCCTGACGCCGTTGAAGAATCCCGCGATCGTCAACGTTTTGACGTCCGATCCGCTAGCCGGGACCTGTGTTTTTGGGTAGAAGGTCGAAGTCGATTTCACGAAACCGCAAGCGGGTAGGAAAAGGTCGGCCCAAGCTGGAACCGATGATCCATCGTAGGCAAGATCGATGCCGAATGTTGCGCGACCGATCCGGACCCCTGCGATCGACGCCAAGCGACCGAAGCCGCCTTGCCCCTGCCGCTCCTCGAACTCGAATTCCGGTTGAATCAAGAAGTTGTAGGCATTAACCGTACAATCCGCCGCTGCGAGTGTTTCCGCAGTTCCGACGGTAGATTCAATCTTGGCACCAAGCGTACTAAGTTTGCGAAGCAACATAAACAATACCCTTTCCAAATTCTTGGACTAATTCTTTTTTCTTCTTTTCAAATCGCTGGACCATCGCAACGCGATAGCTTTGGACCTCTTGCTTGAACGTCTCCGGTACGCCATCGATCTGCGATACGTTGAGATTCGCAAGCTTGACAATCGGAAAGCGTTTCTTTCCTGCCCGTCTGTAAATGTTGCCGCCTAGCTTGGCGATCTTTGGACCGAATGCACCTTTGAAGAACTTGCTTGAGATTCCCGCGCTGGTCAATTGGACCTCAACGCCCTCAGGTGTTTGGCGTGCCTTGAACGCTCTAAGCGGAACCGATCGATCCAGTAGCTTTAGATTGCACTCTCGACCGAGGTACTGATCGGACAATTCAGGTATGGCTTGAATGTACTCGTTCTCAGAGCGGATGATCGAAACCAAGGTCTTGACCTCTCTGGTCGATCGTCTTGTGGTCTGAGCTATCGTTTCCTCGAAAGCAACGTTGAAAGCTTTGTCCATCCCGTCGGCAAAGTCTATCAGGCGATTCTGTACGTCGCGTATCTTTTCAGAGTCAACAAAGAAATCAACCATGCTCACCTCTGCGTGTAAGGATCGTTTTCGGATACTCGGTAAGTAACCCGCAAAGGTAAGTTGATACCGTCGATCCCGCCTGAGGATGTAAACGGAACAAAAGCATTCCAATCGGCCTTGATCGCAAACCCTCCGAGCGTGTGCCAACTGCTGGCCGGAGCGCAAACGCACTTGACCACGTTGGATGCAAACTCATTGAGCAAAACGTCAACGCCATCGGTTTCTCTTTCGGATGTCAACAGGTGACACCTGATATTGAATGTTCTTTCCTTTGCAACCGCCGGAGGACTACCTGGACAAGATAGCTCTGGTACTGGTTGCTCAGGTCCTTGAGTCAAAACGATCTGTCGATCTTTAGGCGTGAAGTTGCCATACTGAGTTGGTCTGACAACCTCCGAAACGTCGATTGGGTAATTCGTAGTATCGCCAATCATCGCTGATAAGCGATCGTGCAAAACGTCGGCTATCGATTCTAGTACACTTAGCGGCATTCTAGTCGAATTATCCCGTTGTCGTGCTCGATCAACCTTATTACCGATCGTCTCTCCGGAGGTTTGCCGACTCGGACGGGAAACGCGATCTGGTCCCCGCCCAAGTTCAGTTCATCCGAAGCGATCCCCTCATCAACATCATTGGCGCCGTAAAGCTCAAAGACAGGGGTTACTGTGTCCCCATCTTCGGGCAGTATGGCCAACGCATCGCGATTTACAACCATGTTGATCTTGCGAGCTTTTCCGTTAGCCTTGTAGTAGGTCACGGGCTCCGCAAAATCAGCCGGATTGCAAAATACGTTTTTAGCGTCGGCCTCAATGATGTCGGCAAGGGTCATTTATTAACCACGCTTTGCAGTGATCTTGACGTAATCGACCACAACACCGTTGGCGTTTGTGTTGGCAGCTTTCTGGATCTGCACGATCGGTTGCAAGCCAGCAGTGTAGTTGCTCATGTCGAAGGTCGTGGTTGAAGCAACCCGCTGACCGTCGATGTAGAACTTGACATTGGACTTGCCGCCGGTGAAGTCAATCACGAACTCTTTGAAGGTTGTTCCAAGAGTCACTCCGCTGGACTTGTCGTCGTTGTCATTGACGCCATCATCCGATTCGCAGTAAACCAGCGTCGTGCTGTTTGCACCTTCCATGCGGAACCACGCATTGGCCGCTACGCTGTCGAGCGTGTCGTTTCGAGCCGAGCCCAAACCGAAAGCCAAGATCGATCCGCTGGTAAAGGTCGAAGCACTGATCTTAACTCGCATCTCGACTCGTTGGATATCGTCAATGTCAATGTCAAGAGCATCACCGAAGTACAAGCAGACGTTTTCAACTTCGCTGGTTGCCGCCAGGGTCAAGGTTGCTTCGCTTGTGCCCTTGGTGTAAACCGGAGCACCAGCCGCCGAAGTATCCGCGACTAGCCAAGGAGTGGCAGGATCAGCCGACGTTGGGAACGTGGCCACTGCTCCGTTAAAGTCGTCATAAACAATCTCAAAATCTCGCATATCGCTCATAATCTATCACCTCTTTCCTTTGTTGATTGTTGATTAGCGGTTGCCGTAGATGCCGCGATGATCGATAACCGCTGCCGCGAACGATTGACGTACTTTGTAGCGGTAGACGTCGTTGCTCATGATCCATTCGTTTTCAAGGACCGGAGCTTCTTCACCTTGCAAGAAGGTGATTTCAACGGTATCGATCTGAGCGTTATCCGCGATCAGATACCAGTTGGTAGCACTGTTGGCATCGAGCAATGGAGTCGTAACAACCTGAAGCGGTCGAACGCCATTTACGCCGTAGATGTTCACTACGCCGCTGTTGTTGTTCGATGCTGCATAGCTTTGGCTGTTGACGATCTCAAGAGCCGTAGCGGAGTAGTTCAGTGGAACCAGCAAGGTTCTTGGAACCAAGTTCAAATAAACATCGCTCGACAATCCCTTCTGCAAGCCCATCGCCTCGAAGCCATCGCTCAAGGTTGATACGCTTGGAGCCGCCGCACTTCCGCTGATGTTGCTACCGCTTGGGT